GTGGTCTTCTTGATTCTGAGCAGTGGCTGTATCTTAGTCTTGCTTATATCGCTGGCGATTCTGCCGAAAAAGCAATGAGCGCAATCTCAAAGAAGTAGGGAGACAACATGGCTAATGGAATGAAAAGTGGTGGATACGACCCAAACAAGCCGTTGCCGGATGCAACAATTCCGGCACTTAAGAAAGGTGGGGGAGGGGCTTCTACCGTCCCGACTGGTCCTGCTGTTTCACCTGTAACAAGAACGATGGGTGGAGTCGCTACACCAGCGCCCATCCCAACTCCGAGGTTCGAGTCTACAGTCCCCAGGTCTACCGCACAAACGATTATTGACGATCTGCGAAAGTTGAAAATGAGTGATGCTGAAAGTGATGCTCAAGACCAAATGCTGATGGAATATCTTAATCGTGACACAACGAGCCCAGAAAAGAAAGATCCTATGGTATTCAAGCCAGGTGGTACAGCCAATAAGAAGGATATGGAGCTACCTAAGAAATGAGTTTAAGCGCTACCGGATTTGACGACGCGCTGTCTCATAAAATAATTCATGAGACCGCGTCAACAAACAGCCTGAATACCAACGTCGCAACGACGGAGGGTACTCTGTTTTCCGTAAAGATGGTCAATGGATCATCGAGCGCAGCGTATTTGAAAGTATTTGACGCTGAGAACCCTGTTCTTGGTACAACCTCTCCGTTTCTTGTGCTTCCGGTAGCTGGTAGCGCCACAGGTTTTTATTCAATTCCTGGGGGCTTATCGTTTACCTCACTTAGTTTTGCATGCACCCTAAACCCAAATCCACTGGATACAACCGCGCCATCTGGAAATACGGTTGCCGTAACACTCGTATGTGGTGAGTAATCATGGCTTCTACAACAACATCTACAATCGCATCATTGGGCGGAAAGCTTGTTGTAGATCTCTCTGTTTCTGCAAACGACCAGACTGGTGTAAACAACAACGTCACAGCAGGCACTAGCGGATCAATTCATTTGATTGAAATTACCAATCCTGGGGCTGAAGCGTTGTATGTAAAAATACGAGACGCATCGAGCGCTGTACCAAGCACAACAACCGCTAATGGCAACGGAACACCGCACATGATGTTGTACTGTCCAGCCTACGGAAGCACTTCATATGCAATCCCAGGAGGGTTTTCTTACTCTTCTGGTCTTTCATTTTGGGCATCAACTTCAGCATCAGTTGGCTCCAACTCCAGCCCATCTGGATCATCAATCGTTAGGATTGCTTGCTCATGAAGAAAATTTGGACGATTGTTGTAACTGTTATTGCTGGTATTTTTGCTATTTTTATCAGCAAGAAAAGGTCGTCTAAAAAACAAAAAAACGAAGAGCCACCTAAAAATATCGTTTCTGATGTTGCTGAAGGGTCGGTTCAAGAAACATTTGAAGAGAATGTAGATAGAATCAAATCAGCTACTACAGGCAATTCTCCTGCTGATGATCTTGCTGATCTTGGCAACTCGAGACGACGATGACGGCCCCAACCCTCCTTTTACTTGGCACGGTATGGGCGTCTAGTCCAATCGATAGACCAGAAGCACCAAAACCAGTGGACGGAGAGTGCACAAGGGTTTACTCAATAAATGAGGGCCAGCCACTTCCATCTCCGGTTTTTTCTCCGTCTGGAAATGCAGGTTGTTCGGCGGTGGCTGTTCCTCTTTCCCAATTTTCTGATTTACTTCAGACAGAAGAGTGGGGAAAAGCTGTGGCGCAACAGTACAAGATAAGAACTGCCACCTTAGAGATGGAACGAGATTGGTACAAAAGTAAGCTTAATAGCGAGTTAAAACCAAAACCTTGGATTGAAAGGCCTGCAACTCAACGCTGGCTTGGTAGAATAGAAACAATGCTTGTAGTTGGAATTGTTTCTGCCGGGTTAGGTACTACATATTACTACACATCAGGGAGATAAAAATGGCAGTTAAAGAATGGATTATTCCTGGTGTAACTATGATTTTTGCTGCTGGAGCAGCGTTTACGTCTTTCGATTCTGCTGCTAAAGATGTTGAAGAGATTGATAAGCGTGTTCAAGTTTTAGAGTCTAAATCAGGAAAGCAAGAGATTGTAGACATTAAAATCGAAGGCGTAGAAAAACGCCTCGATAAGATGGAAGACTTGATGGCTAAAATGCTTGAGGTACAACAACAACAAGCTATCAACCAAGCCAAGATCTGCTCTGCTACCAATGCGGATTGTGACTGATGAGGCCTGTTTTACTAGATTATGTAGAGTCTCTTGGTCACGTTGTATTTGAGACAGGGCAATACAACCTGAACATTATTGGTATTCGCAGTAGAGACCACAAGGCGAATAAGTTTGATGACCGAATATGCGTTGTTTTTCGTGACGAGCAGGGCTGGATTACGAGAACTTGGGAGTGCACTACAGAGCCAGGTAAATATTGGCTGGAGAACCCCACCAACGTAAACGGAACTGCTATCCTTGTACCCGGCCAATATAGGTCTGTTTGGAAGATTGATAAGCACCAAGGGAAGTACGATGCGCTCTGCCAGAGGAACGGCACGGTCAAGACTTACCGGGACAGTAATAAAGACGACGTTGTTGATCTTGATGTACAGTCTATTACTGAAGGCTATTATGGAATCAATATCCACAAAGCTGGGTCTTCGTCTACGCAAATAGATAAATGGTCAGCGGGTTGCCAAGTATTTAGTAACAGAAGCGACTTTGAAGAGTTTATGAGCATTTGCTACGCAGCAAGGGAGAAGTGGGGAAACAGCTTTAGCTACACGCTTATTGATGAACCGGAGTTCTAATGGAAGCGCTGGTCGATTCTCTCCTTGCAGATGGTCACTTAGGTGTATTTGCTGCATTCTTGATATACCAATTCGTTACAATGCAGAAGCGTCTAGACAAGCTGGTAGAAGGATTTCAAGAACAGCTTGATACGTTGCGAAAAGAATATGATGAGCGATCGGAAAAAATGCGTGATCGATACGACAGGGTAATTCAAGAATATCGTGACAACAGCGATACCCAATCGAAAGATTTTCTGGTTACTAGAACCAAGGTTCACAATGACATTGTAGCCAAGCTCGACCGTATATTAGATCGAGACAAGTAGGTTGTAATGGAGTGTGTTGTACAAGAAGGGTCTGACTGTAAGCTTGATGTGGGCTCACCCATTCGCATTTACGACGAGAATCCTGTTCAAGAGGAGACAAAGACTGTGGCAAACGAAACAAAACAAGAAGCACCTAAGCCTCCACCTGCACCAGTTAAGGCGCCTGATCCTGTTCCTGAGCCCGCACCTGCGGCTGTTGAGACTGTTGCTGCTCCTGCCGCTCCAGAGCTTGTGGAATCCGTGGGGGTCTCTCAAGACATCACAGCGGCTGCTGACGCGGCCAAGTCACTCGGAGGCGACTATGCCCCTATGGTAGCGATTGCATTGGCTGGAATGGCTGTTGCAGGCGGCTCAAAGGCTTGGAGTTACTACCGTGATCGAGCAGAGCAAAAGCATGAACAAGAAATGCAGAAGCTTAAGATTGAAGCACAGTCACAAGGTATGGACGGCCAGCAACCTCCACCATGCCAAGCAGCCAATCAAAAGATGCAGGCTGAGTTGGACGATGTAAAGTCAAAGCTGAGTGCAGTGCAAAAGAAGACATCGATGATCTCCGCAGACTTTGACGGTGAAGATGTCGAGCGCCAAATCAAGCGCATTAAGAAGCGCATTGATGAGTTGTTTGAGATCACAGACCAGAAATGATTGTAGCTGCTCTCGTATTCTTTGGGACTCTTGTGATACTCCCTGCGGGTATGAGCTTTGCTGTGCAGAGAGAGGGTAGGCAGAAGGCGCCTAAGCCACCAATCGTTGAAGTTGTACCGGAGCCAGATCCCAAACCAATACCTGAGCCAGAGGTGGTCGTTGAGCCTGAGCCTGAACTCATACCAACTACTGTTGTGACCATTGCACCCAAGTGTGACGACGAAGAATCAATCGTTCGGCTCCGCGCAGCCACCTTCAACTTCTTGTCTCAGGTTAGTGACTTACCATCCGACATCTCGTTCAACGTCATCGACTGCACAGAAGAGGGCATGGTCGATATTGAGATTGTCGAGGTTCAGAAGAAATAGCCTAACCCCCCACCCGGTAGGAATCGCCCATGCTCTCGCACCGAGATGGGAACAGACGATGTGGGTGGGGGGCCAGGGGGACTATTGATGAAAATCTTCTGAGTCGATTTCTTGTTCTTTAGGCTCTTCTTTAGTCTTAGACTCAGATGTCTTCTTGTTGATGACATCAGCAGCCATGACTTGAATGAATTGCTTCATAAGCTCTTTCAATTCAGCATCATCAGATTCTTGGCTCTTCTTGGTGATAGCCTCAACAAGCTCTTTGTTGTTGTCGGAAACGTTTACGTTTACATCGATAGCTGGAACACCGTTAGTGTAGCGAAGTTCTTGTCCGTTTTCTGAGTCCACAAACTTACAAGCAATCATGATGGTTTCTTGATTGTTCTTGTTCATGCGAATGTCGGCCTCATAATCCATCAAAACCCACTCTCCGTTTGGCTGAGAGTTTCGGATGTTCTTGACCATGTATGTGATCGTGTCCTCGCAGATCTCTTTCCAGGCTTCTTTGTCTACGTGACCCATAACTCCCTCAAGGGGCCACTCTGCCTTCCGCAGCCGAGTTCGGTAGTCCTTAAAATCTTTCTTTGACTTTTTGTCCAAAGACCTTGATTCGTATACCTCTCGGACAATCGACATGAAGTCGGTAGACTTAATCATCTTCGGCGGGCCTTGTTTTGTGCCTGCCGTCTCATGCATCTTAAGTTTGTTCTTGCCGTTTTCTGCGATTTGATCAATGAGTGACATTCATTCTCCTACTCAGTGAAGTCTTCTTCTGGCTCGGGAAGATTGTTTTCTTTGGCCTTTTCAACCAAGTCTTTAACCTTCGATTTCCGCCGCCCCTTTGGTTTTTCGTCCGGTTGGACATCTATAACGTTCTGTTCGATTGTAACACCATTGGCATCAGAAACACCATTGACGCTAATATTTTGCTCAGACCAAGAATCTTCCTCAAAGTCTGACTTGATGTCGTGGGCAAGAACTTCCTGAGTCTTTGGCGTAAGCGGAAGGTACTTGCAGATGCGTCTAATAACAGTCTTCCGCCACATCTCCTCTGTGTGCTGTGACCACGGCCCGCTGTCTGGGCTTCTGGAGGACTGTCGAATCTTGTTGATCTGGTCTTTACGCATAACTTCAACTTGACGCTGCCCGTCTTTATAGAAGCACACAGCATAGGCTAGAAGCATTTCGCCAGGATCTTGATAGCACTTCTTGTGCTTGAGTATCTCTCCTTGCTCAAGGTCAAACGAGTGTTCAAACTCGTCATTCTCGTAGACAATCTCAGCCTTGAAGTGGGCTACCTCGCCAGACCTCTTTACTAGATCCATCAGTCCCGTATACTCAATCCAAAGTTCAGCATCGTAGCACTTTGCTCGCTTGTTCCACATGGGCACTAGAGAAGCCCTATGCAATGCTCCTCCGCCAATAAGGTCAAGCTCGCAAGCCTTTGCTAGAGCCAAGTACACGGATGTAGGGGAGCACTGAACCAACCGTTCGTTCTTTGCTGCCTCCATCATTGCAATGCGTATGATTCGGTCTACGTCTGCTCCTTTCGGTGCAATCTGAGTGAGACTGGTCTTCTTTGTACCAAGGAACTGATTTAATGCCGCAAGCTGGTCTCTGCGGCTAATTGCTGTCGTCATTTTTTGGCTCCATAATTTTTAAAATCCTATTCCCTGGGCTCTCGGTAACGTATTCCTTGTAAAGGTCTGGATGCTCTTGAGAGAACCTTTTCTTATCAAAGTTCGCGCGAGGCTTTGATGGCTTCCACGTAGCAACCCCAGCGATACCTAAAGACTCTCCAATACAACTTCGTAGTTGATTTTCTAGTTCGTTTTTCTTTGTTGTGGCTACTTTATGCTCTTCTCTTGCTTTTAGTATCTTTTCGTACAGGTCTCTCTCTGCAACGCTTGCAACCCTAAGTGGTTCATCTACAACTCTTGGGTTTAGCTTAAAGACTTTTCCAAGAGCCTCTCGGCACATGTCTGTTGAGTCTGGAGGAGGAGGAGTTTCAGATGCAACATACTTTTGCCACCACTCTTCAGCGATATTAAGTATCTGCTCACCAAGCTCCTTATCCCTTTCGATTCGATAAACGCGAAAGTCATCAAGGCTAAACAATGTTGCTATGTCCCAGTATGGAGCGTCAAATATCTCCATATAGACTCTCATTTGGACCTCTACATCTAGAGGAATATCAGTCGTTCCTGTCTTGCCCCAGCCCTTCCTGAACCTTCGGGTCTTGGCGTCCATGCCAAAAGAAACTCCGTTTTGTTCAACCATTGCGTCTGGTGTGCCAAAGATACGTGGCCGGGTTGGGTGCCAAGTTAAGCCCCTCTCCCAAAGGCGACATCCCTCCCCTAAATGAAGCTCGTATAGCTCAAATACGTATTTCTCCATCACCCGGCCACGCATCAAAACTGCGTCATCGCTTTCTTCTGATTCAAACAGACCAGTCTTTTCAGACCAAATCTTAAATAAACTTTTTTCAAACGAACCTATTTTGTCTGATGCTTCAGCGCCTGACATCATAATTGCTGCTATGTCTGTTCCTCCCAGACCTTTCTTTCGCTCTTCAAGCCATGCTTGGCGTTCAGTTTGGTTCATGGTTGTTTCTCCTAAATGAAAGATACTTCCTTGATCAAAGTGTGTCAAGGGGCCACACCCTTGTGTGGACAAAACTTGTCCGCTACGCTACTTTTTATTCACAAGGTGTGTCAGATGATCATCGAGAGTTACAGAAAAAGCCTGCCAGGAAGAAGCACTAGAGTGCTATTCATACAGTGGCTAAATGGTGAGCTAGTAAAGTTCGACCTAAAGCTTAGTGTTGGGTACTTGCGAGATTTAGAATATGGAAGGAAGACGCCTTCTTTACCTCTTGCTATTGGTATCGAAAAAGCTACGGGTGGTGTAGTATCTGTAAGAGAGTGGCTTGGTTTAAACTCAAGCCTTCGTTCATAAATGGAGCAGACATGAGTCTAAAAGAAAAAGTTCAAGAAATGCGCGAGGTAACTCGAGTCAGGTCATTTCAGCACCAGTGGTCTACGCAGCAGGTATACGCAACCCTGTATGCATATATTGATGAGCTTGAGGCCAAGCTGGAACAAGCATCAAAGCCAGAGCCAAAAAAGGCTCCAGCCAAAAAGGCTCCAGCTAAGAAAGCCCCAGCTAAGAAAGCCCCAGCCAAGCGGGCTCCAGCCAAAAAGAAGTAGCTATGCGTCTACAGGATCTTTTAGTGCAGACATAAGAATCTCAAATTCTGCATGGTTTTTTTGAGAATCTAAATGATCCTTAAGTTTCTTTAGTGCTGACTGTTTAGTAATCGTTTCTATTACTGGGTCTTCATCAACGTCGAATATTTGAACAGATTGTTCCCCAGCAATTATAGTCCACCCGTCTTCAGTGGACCATTTTCTTTCGTTTGCTTTTACTTCAAGCATCTACTTCCTGCGGCTTAATGATGTTTTTGTAGCCACAACCACCATACGGTATTGGGGCGTTGTCCATCCAGTGCTTCATTGATTTAACAATTTCTCTTTCTCCAACATCGTAGCACTGAACGTGAAGAGACTTGTCTGGCACAAGTGGGGCCATCCATAGAAAGTCAACGATCATGTGCATCTTTCTTCGTGCTTCCTCAGTCATAGATAGCGCTACGTATGGTGTTGTCATCATCCAAACATAAGCCTTGTCCAGAGTATCATCATCCAAAGACCCTTCTTGGTACCACTCGTAAAAGTATGCTCCAGCAAAATCTATCAGGTCATCAATGCTTTCAAGGTCGCCACAGGCAGACATAAACGTGCTTGATGTTTGAAGCATTATGTAATCCAAACCATACGCTAAAAACTTTACATAGTGACCATCTTCAATAAACCTCATTACTTTGTTTGCGGCAGAGTGAAGAAGGAACTCGTCTCCACCTCCTACAGACATAGTTTTGGTTATCGCCGGACTTCCAAGGACAATCTTCTTGTCGTCCTCGCTAAGATATTTATCTACAAAAGTTGTCATTTTAGTCGTGGTGTCTTGTGATTCAGGAAACACTATTTCTCTTCCTTTTTGGATTTTTCTACTAATTCTGGTTTAGCGATTGGTATTACGTTTTCGTTCTTTTCTTTGACCCAAACGTATGTCCTTTGCCCCATGATCCTTCGTCGAACTCGCTCGTATCCGAGCTGCCTCATGATGTCCCCAACCCTCATCTCATTGTTTCGGGTCATTTGGTATTTTTCCAAACTCAAGGCTTGGGTCATTATTTCACTTGTGGATGACCTTCTCATGTTTCCAATCAGCCACTCTTCAATCACTTCGTGCCAAGGGTCGTACTGTCTGAAGTCAGATGACTGAGCTTCAAGCTCTTGCGCAGCTTCATTTTCAAGGTACCACTTCTCCCCATTATTGTATGCAACGATGGCCTCTGCCCATATCTGAGACCTGTTGTTGATTGTCCAGTCAGTATCAATTGTTCCGATCTGAACAGGCCAATACCGTCGAGACCCAGTCATGTCAGTGATAAACTCACCCTTGTTGGTAGTACCGCAGAACACTGTATGCCTTTTTAGTGTGATCGGCATTCGTCCGTACGGTGGCCTAAACGTGTCTTCCTGCGCGGAAAGGAACGCTTTGGTTGATGAGTTGTGCGCCCTACGGATAGAGTCAAGCTCTGCAACCTCGTACAGCCATGCCCTATGAATTTGCATGTATGCATTGCTTGAGCCAATATCCATTGGAGTGTCGCAAAAGTATTCGTCTGAGGCAAGAAGCCTGAACGTCGTGCTCTTCCTTGCTCCCTGAGGACCAACAAGGATCAGAACACAGTCAGCTTTACAGCCAGGGTTCATGGCGCGCGCAATACACTGCACAAGCCACCTTCGTCCCATCTCTCTGGTCAGCTTAGTGTCTTCGGCTCCGACAGCCCTAATCAGCCACTCGTCTATGCGTGGAGTCCCATCCCATTCGAGTTCCTTCAACCAATCAACAAGAGGGTTCTTTCCGTTCTCTTCGGCAAAGAATCCAACAGACTCAAGTATGCAATCGGTGCTGAAATGAACATCATAATGGCGGTGCATCCATCTTTTTATTCTGGTTGCATCGGTGTCTGAAAAGTCCTTTTCATCCATCTTGATGACGTTTCGGAATGTGTCGAGCCAGATTCTTCCAGACCATCGTCTATCGTATTGAAGAATGGTGATCAGGTTAGGCACTGTTGAAGACACCTTCTCTGTTCCATCTCGTTTTGTCATTACCTCTAGACGCGATGATACTCGAGCCTGTGGCCCAACTTGATTTCCAGAGTTGTATGACTCTTTTGCGGCTGAGAGAAGTTGAGAGAGAGTGGGTGCGCTGGGGTCACCGTTTAGTATTTCGTCAAGGTCTTTCAACTTGGCCTCCCTCTACTTCACTAAGAGGAAGACGATAACAAGCTCGAGCACCAAGCTGCATCTGTATTGTTCGAGCGTACTCATCACCCTTGGAGTCAGGGTCCGTGCCAACATAAACATCTACGTCGTTTGGCATCACAAGGCTCCCTACGCTTGTGAATGAACCTGATGTACCTCCAAGAACAGCAAGCTTTAGTCCTTCTTTTTCAGCAACAGCAGAAACTTTTATGAAGTCTGTGATTCCTTCAACGAATAGAACCCCATCAATTTCTTCTGAACTACCCTTCATCATCTTTACAGCGTGCCTGTTTGGCATGAACAGTCCGCCAGCCTGAAACCCACTTGGCCACAAGGTCTTAGGTGCACCGTTTGTTTCACAGATAGCCCTCGCATGAATGCTACAAAACCTGCCTTGAGAGTCAAACGCAGGTACAATCAGCCTCCATGTCATGCTGCGCCCTCCCGGCCACCACTTTGGCCATGCGTATGCCGCTCTACTTGGAGTAACTCTAGCCACACCTGTTCTGGCGAGGGACGCTACATCTAGATTTCTTGATGACAAAAACTCAAAGATAGGATCATCTTCTGGCACTTCGTGAAGCTTAAGTGAGCTTTTCCAAAGAGAATGAACCTCATTTATGGGTGGTCTAGAGTTTTGTTTTGCCGCTGCCTTTTCTGGAGTAATCACCTCAAGGTTTCGAGATTGCTCAAACCACTCTCTGGTTTTATCTTTGTCAGAGTCAGTTGAGTTCTTGAAGTTAGACCCGGAGATTGTGTAGCAGACAAGGTCTGCACCAGAACCGCCGATACCACAACGATGACACTTCCATCCAAGCTCATCTCTGCGGAGACCAATTGGGCCACGCTTGTCTGTGCTTCCTCGCTCTTCAGCGCCGCATGACGGGCAAGGTCCAAATGAGTTGCCTCTTTTTGGTGTTAATCCTAAATTTTTTGCTATTCCAGATACAGATATAGATTCTACTTTTTTCAGCCACACTGTTGTTTCTCCGTGGTGTCTTATGTTTGGGACGGCTTAATTTTGTACATCACCTGTTGTTTGTCAGTGATAAGTATAGACATTGAAATGCCAGTTTCTTTGCCTACTTTTGCAGCATATCGAACCAAGGTATCAACGGTAGCCGGTGGTCTCTTACCGTTGAGAACTCCCCAAAGGTGTGTGTGACCACACCCCATAAGATTTGCGGCCTCACGATAGCTTCCGCCAACGTGGTCGAAAAGCGCTTGAAGTGCGCTTGTGGTGTCGATTACGATTCTTTGTGAATGTGGCATTCTCTCTCCCTTTTAGGTGTTATCACCGTAGGCCACACGATGTGACCTGTCAAGCTCTCCAGTACACTACATCTTGTTCAAATCTTTTACGGGCGCAAATTTCATCTTCCTGCTATGATACGATTGATAAAATGCTCAACTTTTTGGTGGTTTTATGGCTCTCAAAGTAAGTGGATACGCCAGTTCAAGTGGATTGAAAAACAAAATCGTTTTTCAGTCAACAGTCACTGCAACTACGGACATAGATGTTCTTGGCACTGGTGGTTCAATAATCTCTCTTGATCTTGATAATCTTCACAGTGCTGCAATTTATTTTAAAATGAAGACAAGCTCTGGGACTTACACTGCTGGGTCCACGTTTCCTGACTATCAATTTCGTATTCCTGCAAACACAGCAAAACGATTTGACTTTACTGATGGTTTGCCATTTGATCAGCTTACGTTCTGGTGCAATGATGGACCTCAGGCATCAGACACTGACAACCCAGGTGGCACAGTACTTGCGACTTTTGTTATTAAGTAGGAAGAAAGATGGCTCTCACAACAAGCACAATCTCTCAGAATCTCTTTACCACTATTTCTGAAGAGACTGATCTAGACCTTACTTTGGTTGGGTTCAATAATGTAGACACTACGATTTACGCTATTGAGTTTGTAAACCCTAACACTGCCCCAGTTTACATTCGGCACATTTGGGGAACCAATGCTTCTGCTTTGAGTACAAGCACTGATTACGACAACTGCTATCTTGTCCCCGCAGAGGGTAGCTTTTCTATATATTGTGGAACTGGGTACCTTACTGGTGGAGTCATTATGTGGGCTTCAACAGAAACTGGAGTAAACTCTTTGACTGCTCCTACGAGCCCAGTGTCTGTAAAGGTTGCTTACAAGAACACATGATCTACCTGTAGTAATCGTAGATGTACTCTTGAACAGCCAGGCAGCTTTTAAGGTCGCAGCTTCTTACTTCTGAGTCAACTACGTAGTAGATTGTTAAAGGGTCGTGCCAAGTTGGCTTCTTTGATCTAATGATCATCCCGGCTTCTAGTTCACCACAACGAACAGTAGCTGTGCATTCGTACAGCCCGTTTGATGCCTGAACAATCCAACTCTTTTCTTTGATCACTTCATCAAAAATCTTGTACCTATACGATCCCCTGTCGAAGTCTGAAGCAAATGATTCAAGGGCCAAAAACATTAAATGCATAATCATTGTTTAGCCTTCTTTAGTCCGTAGTTGTCTTTTGCCCAGCTATCCCCTTTGAGGCTAAAGCTGGTAAGTGCAGGCTTTTTCTTCATCTGCTTCTTGCACTCGGTGCAGTCAGGCCATGGGTCAGCGAAGCTTTGAAGAACCTCAGCCATCCTTCCGCAAGAGTTGCATTCAAATATATAAAGTGGCATTGTTTCTCCTGAAAGTGAGGGATGGGGGGATTTGCACCCCCAAAGCCACATGGGCCAGCAAGAATCTATTCCACGCCAAGTTGATCGTTCTTGGTTGCCTACCCAGGTGTATACCCCACAGGTCGCAGGTCATTCTTTGCCGCGTTTACTATTTTCGCCACATCCCCATTTTATCCTTAAAAAGGAATCTCTTCGTCATTCGCTTGGTACCCAGACTGAGGTTGGACTTGAGCTTGAGACACGCCATTCACTGGCTTGGTCAGAAACTCAACACGGTCTGCAAGAATCTCTGTACTCTTGCGGTTGTTGCCTTCCTTGTCTTGATATTCGCGAGTGCGAATCTTGCCTTCAATCGCAACCTTTGAACCCTTGTCGAGGAAGTTGCAGCAGTTCTCAGCCTGCTTGCCAAAGACAACTACAGTGTGCCACTCAGTGTGGTCCTTGTACTGGTCGCCGTCCTTGACGCGCTCGTTGGTTGCAATCCGAAGATTGGTAATGGCCATACCAGAGTTGGCCTTTTTAATCTCAGGCTTCTGGCCCAAGTTTCCAGTCAAAATGACTTTATTCATCTCTTCTCCTTTGTTGTTAAGTATTCGGGCGCGTGCCCGTTTTCTATTTCTTCGACGATTCCTTTCACGTCATCAGTAAAAATCTCTACGGTGAATCCCTTGTATTCACAGTCGGTGCACCTTCTTCTTCTGGCAATAAAGTCTGTTGTGTACCAGCCGATTGCCTTTCTTCCGACTCCCACAGTCCAACCTGACCCCGGCTTATAAACACTTCGAGAGGCCACCACCTTTGTCTTCGCTCCACATAATGGACACATCATCTTCTACTCCGCCCTCAAAGTTCTTGAACATTGCAACCTAGCTCTTCATAAAATCGAGCACGCTTTTGGTGTGAGTACCATGCAGCCTGACTGTTATCGACAAGGTCAACCACAATGGGCTTCTTCTTGTTTTCCGCTGTCCTCATGATTCTGCCGATTCTTTGCTGAATGCGCCCCATAGCCTTCGTCGGAGTAGTCAGCACAACAGTGTCAAGGCCCGGAAGATCTAAGCCCTCATCGGCTACAGTGGTTGCAAAGATGGCCTTCAACTCTCTAGAGTCTGCTGCCTCAAGAACCTCTGCCCTCTGCTTCTTGGTCATCTTGCCAACAAGAGCCGCTGCGCTCATACCACGGTTTGCAATGTGCTCTGCCATATCAATGCAGTGTTGAACCCTGTCAGAAAGCACAAGCACTTGCCTTCCCTCCTGTATAAATCCCTCGACCATTGAGAGTATCTGCTCATTCCTGTCGATGTCCTCACATGTCTTGTTGATAAGTTTTGGCCAATCTACGTTGGGAGGAGTGAACCTCGTCCGCTCAAAGCGAATGTCTGGCTTCATTACTCGACCTTTATCAATCAACTCCTTCGTTGTGATTCGGAACAACTGCTTACCAAAATGCCATCCCAGCATTGCACCAAGACCGTCAGGCCTGTCCGGTGTGGCAGTAAGGCCAACACGAACCTTGGCAGGCATGGACATCATTACTTTACTGAATGTGTTCGCTGGCACATGATGCGCCTCGTCAACGATGCATACACCGAACTGCTTGGCCCAGTCCTGAACCTCTTCCCATCTTCCCTTGGCAAGGGATTGAAACATGGCGATAACAATCTGGCCTGAGTCGTCTCTCTTGCCGTCGCCACAGATACTGACGCTTGGCACTTCACCGGTACTGGTTCGTAGCTGCGCCTCGATACGCTGCTTCCACTGTTCAGCAAGGTCATGGGTATGCACAAGGACAACGATACGAGTGTCGAACCTTGTCATCACCCCAAGCCCTATCATTGTCTTCCCTGCCCCACATGGCGCAATAATAAGACCGTTGTAGTTGTCTACCACTTCATCTACAGCGTCTTGCTGGTATGGTCGAAGGCTCATTCCATCAGCAAGCCTTAGGCTACTCTGATCGTCTTCAAGCGCTGGAAACGACATTACTGAGTGCAGTGCAACATCGACTTCACTCTGAAGCGGGATGCCCCTTGGCACCATGATTCCAGTTCCCCACTTGTGTCGAAGGGGAATCATCTTGCATGCGTACACCTTGTCGTCTGGAACATCTACCCACTTGCCCTTCTTTCTAAGGGCCATTGCCTGATTGTACTGTGGGTTTGGGCATGTATACTTTGCCCTTAGTTGGTCCATGTATGGCGAGCCTGGAGGCAAGAACCAGCCCCCTCCGACTACGCAACGCAAGTCTGTCATGGTGTCTCTCCTAACACTATATGTAGTGTAAAATCATTGTGGTGTCAATGGTGTTGAGGCATCTATTGGTACGACATGCCTCCCTGCTCGTGGCTGAATCCTTACTCTTCGCCCCCGCTAATGAAGAACCAAATGTCCTCATCAGCGTCCCACTCAAGCATACGTTCTGATGGATACTTTTCAGTACCCTTAAGGTATACGCCAGTGTGCTTCATAATGATAGTGGCAAGGTAAACCTTCTCATACCCTTCTGGCCCGATCTCCTTGATGTACGCAGAGTCTTCAACAGGTTCTGATTGTCCCTCTTCACCATCTTCACCGGATGGATCGGTCATGTCTGGCCAAGGAAGATCATCTTCAGGTTCGTTGTCGCTTAGTCGTGGAAGTGCGTCAGCAATAGTGGGACCGTCATCTCCTTCAATGACGACTCCAAACCCTGCTTCAAAGTAAGCCTTCTCGTCTTCAGTCATCTCCGGTACGATTTCAGACTTCTTCCTAAGAACAGTCTCTGGCTGATTCTCCTCACTCCAACTATCAGGGAAAGTTTCTGGGGGATGCCATCCAGACTTTGGTATACCATCGATTCGTCTGGTCTTCTTTGACCATCCCATAGACTTCATGGTTGCTCCAATGGATAGCTTTGCCTTGTGAGGCATTGTTGATTCATCCTTTGGAACATCCAAACCGTTGCCATCGAAGTCATAGCTGGACATTGCAATCTCGTAAGAACTGATACCAGCATACAGGTTCATGCTTGAGATTCGTAGTTGAAGCTCTTCATCTGGCTTAACTCCACTCTGCTTCTTCCTTGGCTTTGTTCTGATGTTTGTATGGTCTTCTTTATCGACAGAATCATCAGCAATGTCATCGGACCAATCGTCAAACACATCGTCAACACCGCTGGCATCGATGGCTACATCGTCTGCGTCACTGACCTCGTTTGGCGTGTCAGAGTCAAAGAAGCCCTCTGGAGGGTACCATCGGTATGCTCTGGTGCCTCCAGTCATTTGCCGCCGTCTCTCCCATCCGAGCATTCGTAGCGCAACACCAAGGCCTTGCTCTACTGTTCTGTATGAATGAGATGACGGATCGTATAGCTGAAACTTCTCAATGATGTCTTTGATCTCTGCACCAATGTCGTCTTGGGTCAGCTTGCCTTCGATCTCTACAGCGAACTCGGAGCCAATGTTGTCGAAGTTTGGACCAGTTCTCTGCTTCTTGCCGTTGCTGACCGAAGCTGTTGCGGCTGCAAGAAGACCCATCTCAACCTCTTCAAAGGTAAGATGCTTGCTGTATCGACCGGCCATGTAGACCATAACGTTTGCGATTGATCGCTTGGTTGCTTTTGCTGGCCCGTCAATCAATGACTTGCCATCTGTGTGGCTGAATCGTCCAGCCAAGTTTTCGTCGTGTTTTGCAGCAAGGTAAACGCTGTGAACTCCCACTGCGCCCTTGATACCATCAGCCAACTTTTCGCTTGGCATTGTCACACCTCCCCGTGTGTTGTTGTTTGTGGCCACCATGCAGGTGGCTTGGTTGTCTTGTTCCACTTAGCGAATCTCGACTTCTCTCCAATGTAGAACCGTCGATAAGATTCAAATACATCTTCACCCTTGTACTGATCAGGCATGCACAGTGGGTGCGGCGTCACCGTTCGAGACTTGAAGATTGGACCACCGAGCCAAGCCACATCTTTGATTGCTTTGCGGCAGTGACGAATGACTGCCTCTGACTTGTGGACTTTGCCGTACCGATCAGTGTACTCCTTGGCCAAGGCCATACCGTGTTCCCACAGCCATATGAAGTTGCCCATCGTCTGGCGTGCCCACACAGAGCAGGGATGATTGACGTGTGCAGACTTGTACGGAGACGTTCCGCCTAGCTCGTTGATTACCGTGCATAGCATCTGCGCTGTCTCCAAGGTCATCTTGGATACGTGCTTGTCGCACTGCATACGCGCAGCGATGCGTGGATCTTTATCCAGCACAAATATGTTCATGGTGTTTCTCCTGACTGTAACCTACCACGGAAACAGCATAGACGCAAAGGTATTCGATTAGTTGGCTGGAATGTCATTACGAGATGTTTGCAATGCGATTCGCGCAAACTCCCATGCACCGATGTCCAAGTCTTCATTCCTGAAAGTGTTTACGTCAACCGAAAGCTGCAACTGCTCCACTGCATGAGTGATAGCGAACAGTGCATGCCACAGCAGGTCTGCGTTCTCTGGATTGATTTCCGGCATTGGTTTACCTGCTTTTTGTTTAATCGTTGGCATTTGTTTCTCCTTTATTTAGAGCGCGAATGATGCGCTCACTTATTGTTTCATCGATCTCTTCAACGACGACCACCGTGGGCGTGTGATGAACGATGCGTTCCCCTTCGGGCATTGATTGTTTCATTAGTTCGATACTCTCCTTGAGCCATTCCTTTGCGCTGCCGTGCCGATGCTCGAATGGTTTGTCTTGCGCCATGTTCTCCATGGTCCACAGCATGTACTTGAGATGGCCAATCGGAATCTCCACTGGAGTGTGGTGGAGAGTCTTATTGTCTGCCGCCTCTTCATCGCAGTGTGTGCACATGTATACATCCATGGTCAGGTCTAAGTTTGCTATGTCATCGTTAGGGAAGATGTCCCCGCACACCTCGCAGTTGAATGCTTCGTCATCAATGCAGTCCTTGCACCACATTTCTCCATCGAATGTCTTGGTCAGTTCATCTTCGTCCTCGACCTCTTGTGAGCATTGACCCCAAGAGAAGTGATGTTCACACCTAAATGTCTCAACGCAAGCGCACTCGTCTGTTCCGCTTGCATGCCAGTAGTGTCCGCACTCTCTACATGTGCCACCATAGGCACCCCAATCGTCAGGTACGTTGCTCATTAGTACTCCGGTGCCACTATTGCAAAGCCGTGCTCATGTGGGTTTACCTCCCACTCGCTCAATGGTGACCTTCCGTTCGCGGACATGATTGATCGGTTGGCTCTGTAGACATCTCTTAAGTTGAGCGCGTCAGGATCTGGCCCAAAGTTTAGGCCCCAGTGCTCACACCCTGAGAGTAGCCTTGCTCTTGCCTCTTCGTACTCAATGCCCTCTCTTGGAGCGAGCGTCAGGTTTTGGCACTTAAGTTGCTCAAGAAGATTGTTGTACGTCCCCATATTAAGATGAGCTAACCATGCGGCCACTGTGCCCTTGGGTAGGTCAAAGACCTTGGCTGCTACCGCTGTCCCCACAAGTTTTGCATATCTTGCCACGTATGGCCTGAGCGCCAGTTCTCCTTGCGATGCAGTTATGGCGCGGTAGTAACCGTAGTTTGATGCTCCATAGCCAAAGTAACACTCTCCGTTGTACTCAGGCATGGGCCTGCAAAGTAGCTCAAGAACAATCCCGTGAGCGACAACGAATGTCATCGTTACGAAGGGTGTGCCGTTTTGTTTTCCGTTTCTGCTGTGGTATCCAAGGAGTCCGCCTTGAAGTATCCCCATCGCAGCGTCAAGGTCTTGAACGGTTCCCCCAACCCTAATCCTTCCACAGTTGAGGGCTTCAACCGCTTCCTCTTGAATCATTCTTGACATTAAGCACTCGCGCAGAACCTCCATCCTCGACACGCATGTTCCGAGATAGCTAATCTTTCCGCCTTTCGTTACCGCGTGGCGCACAGCCATGTCAGAAACTGTGCGATGTTTCCCGTTGCGCCTTGCTTCATGCCACTCTTTTAGAAGAGACTGCTCTCCAATGTCGATGAGCTTGCGGGGCTCGAATGGTCCGTTCATCATCATGCGTGCAGCAATCTCATTTCCAGTAGACCTGAACTGTTTTGCGTACATCTTTCGCAGGCTGCGAGGCAGCTTCGACACCACCTTACCGTTGGCCCGCTTATACTCTCGGCCCTTCAGCATTGTGATTGAGAGAATCAACGGCTGGCTCTTGTCTGCGTTGTTGATGACATTGACCAGCGTGTTGATATTTGGCATGGTCAAGCCACCGCAGAAGTCTACGTGTGCCATGTTGTAGTGCACGTTTGGGTTCTTCACCACAGACCCAAGCTGACCGTGCATCACATTCATGTTGGGAAACCGTTGGCGACACCTGTCAACGCTATCCTTCTCCATGTCCACTGCGGTAATCTTGTCGTGGTCGATACCCCACCCATCGAGTGCGGACATGTCACCACCATCACCAGCAAGAACGACGATGCCATCGTTGCTCATGTTGAGCCAGTTTGCGAAGTAGAACATCTGGTGCCACATTCGTAATCTGGTGATTTTCTTACCGGGGCTGTCGCCCTTGTATGTGCTGGACATGGTGGTGTTTCTCCTTTTAGTTGTGGTGTACTGTAACCTTAGTAGGCTACACGTGGCGGACAGAATCTGTCCGGCGCTGCTCTTGCATCCAAGCGCGAGCCTCCTTGCATTTGTCTCGGTAGTCTTTGGCCCAGTCAACGCATCGAGTAGATAACATCTCACCATCGAAGTAAAACAGTCCTGAGTCTATGGCCTGCTGTAGTGCCTCTTGATGCCCGATGGGGTGATTCTGTATGAGTCGAATATCGAACTCATACTCGCAGTCTTCGGTGGAGTCGATGGTGTACCAGTAGGTCAACCTGTTGTACAGGTCTTGGTCTTTGTAGACGTGGTATACCTCGTAGGTAAGGCCACCCTCGTTGTCGAAGTCCCGAAGGTCATTGTTTGGTGATAGGGCACAGTGCGCCTCAATCTCTTCTCGGGTGCATTGCACTCGAATCTCAAAGGCCACTTCTGGCTCAACCCATGTCATTGGCATTACTCGTCTCCTTCGCAGCAGTCTTCGCAAACAATCTCGTCATCCATTGGTGCCTTGGCCTCGCACAAGTGGCACATCTCTGGCCACATACAATCAGCGCACAGCCAACCGTTACCAGTCTCAGTCCGGTTAACGAACAGGCCTGAACCGGGAGCAGTCGATGCTCCGCAATCTACACATAAATCTTCCATTGATAACTCCACGTATCCAGTTGTTGTCTACACAGATAACACTTATGGTTTATTTATTATTCCGTCAATCCGAACCAAACGGTTCGCCGTGAATCTTGGCGACCAACTCATCCGCCGCGTGGTTCCAACTGTCGTCGCACTGGTCCCAATGTGCAGACAGTTGCTCCTTGATGAAGTCCACGATCTCTGACTTGTGGCCTCGGGCGTCAGGACGCAACTCGCTCACAATAATCTCAGCCACCTGTTCTCGGTTCTCTTTTGTGTTTGCAGCCATCACTCACCCCCTTCATCTGCGTACAGACCGTCAATGTCACCAGCGAATCCATCACACAGGTACTCGCTATCGTCTGGTTCGTTGGGGCAGTTGCCCCCACAGTATCGACATGTTTCGTCTTCCATCACTCACCTCCTTCTTGTTTGATGTTTTTCAGCACTTCACGGGCCGTGATGCCGGCTTGAATGAAACCGTCCTCATCCAAGGGCTCCTCCGAGTCTCGCTCGTACTTGACACCGAGCCATTCGCAGATGGCCTCGCAGGTTTCCTCGTCACCAATGCATTCCTGCTCGGAGTCGGTGAAGCTCATCCAGTTAAGGCATGGGCCATTGGGACCGTTCATCAGCAGGTCACCGATGGAGTACTGGAGCAGCGCCTTGATGGCTGCGATGGTTTTGTCGTTGAGGTTTTTCATGATGGGCTCCTGCTGTTTGAAAAGTGGGCGGTTTTGATAAGCAGACCGCAAACTGCTTCCCTCTCCCGGAGTTCTCTGAACTTATACACCTGTTTGGTTTCGGGTGTCAAGAAGGTTTATGTATGTCCACGTCGTCGATGGTATGAACAGGTCTGTCACTAAGGGGGCTGAACTACGCTGAGTCAATCCAGCTCCCCATAGATTCACCGTCGCCCGATGAATGATGCGAGCTGTTCAAGCCAATGGTCTTCAGCCTTGTCGTAGCTCTCTGGGCTGAAGTGCTTGCCAAGCTCCAGTTGACCTGAGACGAGGCGCCAGACGCCCCACCCTTGCCCGTTCCATCCGATGACGAATCGGTGCCCACTGCCCCAAGCCCCTGTGGTTGAGTCCTTTACAATGTGAACATCACTCTCATGGATGGTGAACAGAATCGGGTGAGAACGGTCGTTGGCGATTACTGCCAGTGGCTTGCGAAGTTGCTGTTGGGTTTTGATGGGACACCTCCTGTGTGTCTAAGGTTGAGCCCCCCGACGGGGGCGGTAA